TCAGGGGGTAAAGGGGTGAGGGGTGGGCACAGGTGATCAGAACCGCCTGTCTACTCGGGCGTAGACGGTCACGCTGGGTAGGTTGGTGACGCCGCTGCCGATGTTGGAAAGGATGACGGTGATGGTGTTGGCAGAACTAACGTAGGCCGAAAGGTTTAGCCCTAACAGGTCAGTCGTCGCGGTTACGAACACTGGATCGCCAACCTGCGCTCCTTGAATGGTCATCGACGTAAAGTCAATGGCTCCGGCCCCAAGCGAACCAGGGTCCCAAGTGACGGAGCCTGTCAGCGGGGTTACGCCAAGGCAGTTGTCGACGATTAGATCCGTCACGCCGCCTGAGTACGAAAGTGCTTGGCCTCCTGCGTTCTGGTTGTTCTTTAGGTCGCAGTTTGCAATCGTCACTTGCGAAGCGCCAGAGTTCAGCTGGATGCCACCCAAGATGTGGTCTTCAATTCTTACGCCGCTAATCAAGACCTCAGACGCACCAGCTCCCACTCTGATCCCCCAGTCTTGAACGGAGTCTCCTTTAATGTGCCCGCCGGAAACCGTGATTTCCTTGCCGGACAAGATGTAAATGCCAGAGCCAGACGTTCCACCGTTATCAAAATCGTTTGACCTGATCTGAGGCGTAACGATGTCAATGTTTACGGCGTTAGCGTTGTTGATGTAGATGCCATCTGCATCAAATCCATCGACGGCGCATTGAAGCACGACCGCGTTGCATGGAGAGGTGATTGAGATTCCGCGTGACGTCGCGTTGCTCTCGCCCAGTGCGCTGACGCGCCCCTGCCACTGAAGGGTGACCACTGTGGCAGTCCCAGAAAGGCGCAGCCCGTCGCCCCTTGAGATGTCCGACATTGCCTGAGTGGCGTAAATGTTCAGCACGGGATAGGCAGATGAGTTGCCAAAGTTGTAGTTGGCGACTGCTGTGCTGATCACGTGAACGTTGCTAAGCCAAAGACCATCTACGGCCTGAACATTGAATCCGTAATCAAGGCCAGGGGTAATTGCAGTGCCTAGCCCTGGCGCCTTAAGCCCACACCAGCAGTTAATGTTGGAGAAAAACAAATCCCCGCTATACCCTCCATCAACACTGGAGACCGTAATAACCCAAGCGCTTCTGTTTGTAGTTGCCGCTGTTGCGTTGTCAGAAATCGTGGTGTCGTTAAAGTACCCCTCGTTGACGCCCCTAAGAGATACGCCGTTAAACCCGTTCTTGAAGACGCAGCCGCTGATTCTTGGGGAGTAGCAATTATCGAAAATTGCGTGTGAACCAGACGTCATGGTTCCGTAATTGTCGATGGTTACGTTGCGCAATCCCATCCAACCTTTGCGCGAAGCAACGTTGCCAAAGACGATGGTTGATCCGTAGTCCGTGTTCCGAATCAAGCGAAATGAGGCAGGAGATGTTCCGGCAAGCTCAACGCCTTCACCCTGCACAACAAGAGTCGATGAGACCTTGAAGTTTCCATCTCCGACAACGGAGCAACCCGTGACCTTAGTGCTTGCAAAGTTAATGGCAGCCTGGATGGCCGCCGTGTCATCTGTCACCCCATCCCCCACGGCGCCAAAGTCCTTCACGGACACCACATCGCGCAGCTTGCTTTCCACCGTCCGCGTCACCGCGCCAGTGCCAGCCTGCGCGAAGGACAGTGTGCTCGCGCTCTGCACAGAACCCGCGACGCCCAGCATCAGCACACGGATGCGCGCACCGCTTGCTGGCGCTTCGCTCAGGATCAGCGCCGTGCCGCTCAGCGTGTACTCCGCAGTCGGCTGCATCACGCCGTCAACCGAGACCAGCAGGGACTCCCTCGATGGGGGCGCCTGGGTCAGCGTGAAAGTGGTCTGACTCCCCGTGCCGGTGAAGACGTTCTCAGCCTGCGTGATGGCCTGCAGGTAGCGAGCGTCGGCCTGCGCGCGCGTCCACACGTCGGGGAAGCCGGGCTTGCCGGCCAGCGCATTGGTGATCGTCGCCGCGAAGTTGGGGTCGTTCCCCATCGCAGCGGCCAGCTCGTTCAGCGTGTCAAGCGCGCCAGGTGCACCGTTGATCAGATCCGCCAGCTTCTGATCGGTCTCGGTCTTGGTGTAGCGAGCGAACACATCCGCGTCGATGGCGGTCAGCGCAGCGCGCAGGCGCGCCACATCGTCGGCCAGGAAGTTCCCGGCATTCGGCAGCTGATAGTTGCGGTTCGTCGTGCGGTCGTCGATGGGCATGAGATCAGATCACAACGAGACGGAGTTGACGCAGCTGCGGCCGGGCTGCGGCGGCGCCGGTAAGCGTGAGGCGCACCCGGGTGGTGGTGCCGCCGGCCGTGAAGCTAGCGACCGTGTGAATTTGCTCGACCCAGCCATCTCCGACGGCAGAGCTGCTGGTGAGCGCCACCGCCTGCCAGGTGCCGTCGCTCTTCTGGAACTCCACCGTGACGCCTGATGCGCCTGGCAGCAGTGACTCGAAGGTGCAGCTCACCTTCGCGCCAGCGGCGCATGCCACCGCTCGGCTGATGTAGGTTCCGCTCTCGCCGAGGTTGCCGAAGACGGACTGGCTGCCGGCGAACAGGTAGGGGCTTGCAGTGGTGGTGCCGCGCAACACCGCCTTCATGGTCAGCGCGACGTTCAGATCCTCAGCCAGCTGGATGCGAGCGTTGTCGGCGCCGCGGATCTGGCTGCCGTCAGGCCGCTCGAAGATGAACTCCGCATCGGTCTGGCTGCTGATGCGCTCCACCCCAGCCAGCGCCACCAGGTCGGTCACATCGCCTGCGCTGACCCTGATGGTTCCCGTGGCCGGCGTCACCGGGCTGCCGGCGACCGTGAATGTGAACGTCGTCGGGCCCGTCACGGTGACCGTGAAGGCGCCGTTGTAGTCGGTCTGCGCCGCGCCGCTGATCACCACCTTCTGGCCGGTGGTGAAGCCGTGTGGCGTGCTGGTGGTGAGTGTCGCCGTGCTACCCGAGCGGGTGAGGCTGCTCACGGTCGCGCCACGCAGCTGGCCCAGGGTGATCGTCCGGGTGGTGCTGGTGAAGTTGGCCCCGTACATCCGGAAGGTGAGGTCGCTCTCCTGCACCGGGGTCCAGGTGCTGGCGTTGCTCGACTTCAGCATCGTGCCGATCGTGTACGGCTGGCTGGTGACGAACTGCTGCGCCGCCGAATCAAACTTGCCCAGCTCCGCCAGGCCCACAGCGTGGGTGGCGTCATCGGTGAGCAGCACCATGGCGTATTCCACGCCCGGCTCCAGGTAGACCGGCCGCGTCAGGCTGATCTTGTTCCATGCGCCGACCGTGATGGCGCCGCCCTGCAACACGCCCTCGGCCAGCGTGGTCGCGTTCGGCAGGCCCAGCTCCGTCTCCCGGATCTCCAGGTAGACCTTGTTGTTGCTGCTGCCCTTGGCGGTGAACTTGAAATCGACGCCGGTCACATGCCGTCCGGCCTCAAGGCGGAACGTCTGAGCCAGGGGATCCCAGAACCGCGTCTCGATCGTGGTGAGCTGCCGCTGCGTGCGGGTGAGGATCGTGCCGGAACCGATGAAACGCGCGGCGCCGAAGCTGCCCTGGTTGCCCAGGAAGGTGACGCGCTTTGTGCCGATCGGCACGTTTGCCGGGATCGTGAACGAACCCGTGATCTGGCCGAAGCCGTTGGCGGTGAGTGGCATGGCTGGCTATCAGGCGGGGGTGACGTCGATCCCGTCGAACTTCACCTCGGTGAGGGTCTCACCAGGGTCGAAGCCGTCGAGGCTGAAGGTGATCTGAATCTGACGCAGGAACTCTGCCGGCCGCTCGGACTCGCTCAGCAGCTCCGTGCGGGTGGTGGCGGTCACGCTCTCGACCGAATACGTGCCGGTGGTGCCCAGCCAGGTGTCGATCTGCTGCGTCGCTGGCGACGTCCAGATGGTGTCGATCACGGTGAAGCGATCGACGGCCGGCGTCAGCGTGATGGCTGCAGGGATCGGGTCGAACGCCTGGTAGGGGTTGATCGGGCTGGAGCCGGTCTGCCGCGTCTGCTCCAGGATGATCTCCTCGGTGTAGGGGAGCATCCAGTCCTGGGCGTTGTTGTCCGGCGCCTGGTAGACCGTCTGCGCGACTGGGAGCTGCAACGTGCCGTTGACGATGGCAGCGGTCTGGGCCAGGCCCTGATCCCGCATGTCGTCATCGAGGAAGGGATCGACGAAGATGCCGCGCTTGCTGCTGGGCTCCCGGCTGCTGATGTCGTTGCGCAGGCGCTCCAGCGCCACCAGGTCGTAGAGGTCAACGATCAGGGAGCGCATGCGCTCCAGCTGGTCGAAGGGGATCGCCCGAACGCCGTCGTTGCTCACGTTCGGCGTCAGGCCCCAGCGCTGCTCGATCGTGGCCAGCGCCAACAGGTTGCCAGAGATCGCCGGGGGCAGCGGGTTGAAGCGGGAGCTGATGCCCTTTACCCGGGAGAAGTTGCCCTCGCGGTCGATGCAGAGCCTGTCATAGCGAGGCAGCTTCCACCGGTAATCGGTCAGCACCAGCGTGCCGTTCACAGCGCCAGTCACCGTGAAGGTGCCGGCCTGCAGGTCGATGCTGGTGGGCGTGACGGTGCCGAGATAGCGGTAGGTAACGGTGTAGGTGGAGCCAGGGGCGGGCTCGATTGCGCCTCCGCCAGAGGGGCTCCAGTCCACCTTGTCGCCGTTCAGGAAGTAGTCCCGCGGCGATTGGTAGACCGTGGGGTGCTGCTCCACGGAGATGATGCTCAGCACCGACACGTCGGGCAGGCTGTCCTGGCCGCCGCTCGTGCCGCCTCGGGTGAGCGTGACGGTCTTCTCGCGCGTGATCACGCAGGTGAGGATGCTCTCCAGCGGAAAGCGGTTCATCTGAACCGTCGCGCTGCCACCGGTGGCGCCGGTGAAGGTGTCGGGCTCGGCCGTCACCGTCTCCAGGTCGGGATCCTCGGCGTAGTTCAGCCGGGTCGCCGAGAGCTTGTCGATCTTGTAGCCATAGATGTTGCCGGTCCCGTCCTTCACGGAAAAGGCGTTGACGCCAGCCGCCAGGCCCAGGGCCGTGACGCTCAGGCCGGCGACGATGTAGGAGCCGTTGCTTTCCCGGTCGTAGCGGGCCAGGGCCTCGCTGAATGCGTCGCCGGTGTTGCCCCCGGCTTGGCTCAGCAGGGCGCCATCGATGACGGTCCAGACGGGGTAGAACACTCCGCTGCTGCCGTCACCCTCGCGGCCCCATGTGGCGGTGACGCGCAGGCGGCCGGCGCCGGGCTCGGTGTAGTTGCGGGCGCCGACGGCAGGATCACGCAGATCTGGATCCTGCACCTCGGTGACCACCTCCTCCAGGAGGTAGACGCCGACGCGCACCAGGCCGGTGATGGTGATCGTGAAGCTGCGGGCCGGCACCTCGCGCACCGCGCCGCGCAGATAGATCAGGCTCAGCGGGCAGCTGATCGTTGTGCTGCTGATGGTCGGCGGCGTGCCGCTGATCACCGCACCGTCCTTGAACACCGCATCAGCGATGCGCTTCAGCCGGTCGATCAGCGTCGACTGCACCTCGTTCAGCTCAGCGCTCTGCAGACCCTTCTGAGCGCGGAACAGGATCTCGTCGTAGCGGTCGGCCGCATCGAAGCGGTTGTAGTAGCCAGCGAGGGTAGGCATCAGAAGGTCACCACGTACTCGAACAGCTGACGGGTTGTGATCTGTCGAACGATGGGTGCGCGACGCTCAATCACCAGCAGCGTGCCAGGGTTGGCCACTTGAGCAGGCAGCAGATAGAACTGGCCGGCTGGCACACCGGCCGCGGCCACGGTGTCCAAGAAGATCGCCATCTCGCGGATGGTGGATCCCACCGCATCCTCGAACTCGAAGTGGAACCGGAAGTAGAGGTTGTTGGTGGGCGTGGTGGTGACGCTGAACTTGCCCTCGGGCACGCTGATTGCGCCAGCTGCGTCCGCCACGCAGTAGTCCACCTGGTTCGCCTTGCGACGCGCCACCTCGGCCACCAGCGCGCTCGCGCTGCCAGCTGGCTCCGGCGGGGTGTTGCCCCATGCGGCGTCGCCGCTGCCCCATGCCAGGTGTGCGGTGCGCGCCTTGATCGCCGTGGCGATGGCAATGCGCCCGCTGGTAGTCAGGACTGCCGCCATGCTCGCCCCTTAGTCGCCTCTCATGCTACGCGGTCTGGGTTGTCACAGTGCTACTGGCCACGACGTTGGCCGTCAGCCAGGTGTGCGTTGAACTCCAACTGAACGCACTCCAGGCCTGCCCTCGATACTGACCGCTCAGTCCCTCCTGTTCTGTGAGCAGACCAGGGTGATTCACCGTGTGCCACTCGTCGTCGAGCAGGCTGTGATCCAACAGGAAGCGGTCGAAGTTCTTGACCAGCTGGCCGATCATTTCCGTGTGGCCGCTGGCCACCGTGGCGGCTTCCTCCACCAGGCTGGCGTGCACCTGCCCGTAGCTGATCTGCGGCCAGTCCGGGTCTGGTCGCACACCGCTGTGGTCGCTGAGCATCCCGCCATCGCTCAGCAGGCTGTCATCCAGCACAAACCGGCGGAAGTCATAGACCGCGTAGATCCGCTGCAGCCTGCTGCGAACGGGTGAGCTGACGCGCGCGATTGCGACGATCTGATCGATGATCTCGTCGCCGGTGGTGCCCTCGGACAGGCCCAGCTGGTATTCCGCCCAGCGGTAGGAGCCGCCCTCAGATTCGTCGATCAGGCCATCGATGCCGATCCAGCCAAGGGCAATGCGGACCGATTCAGGTGTGCCGCGGATGCGCTGCCACAACACGCCCTCGGCGATCGCCAGGCGTTGATCGTTGCCCAGGTAGGGCAGGATTTCGCCAAGGCCGTATTCGTAGATCAGCCACGGCACCACCGAGTCGGGGATGTTGGCGCGCTTGGCGGTGCGGATCAGCGGAACCGGCGGGCCGGTGCGCTGCAGGCTTGAGGCTGCCCGGCTGAAGTCGCGCTCCAGCGCCGTGGCATTGGGCGGCAGGAGGTCGTAGCGGCTTGCCGTCATCGATCACGCCCGGCCATGGTGAGCGTGATCGCGCCCAGGGCCGGGGCTTGACTGGGGCCGCAGACTACATCAGCCGCCGGGGCAGTCAAGATCACGCGCTGCACGCCGGCCGGATGCAGCTGCGCGATCAGCCAAGAGCGGGTCACGTCCCATCCCAGGCCCGAGGCTGCGGCAAAGGCGGCTTGCAGCTGGGCCTGCAGACCGTTGAACACCTCGATCGGCGTGTCGGGGTAGAGGTAGACCTGAGCGGTCACGGCCACCGTGTTGATGGTGGCCCCGGCCACGGTGACCACATCGGTGATCACGCGCACGCTGTCGCTCTGCATCACGTCATCCACGGCCGCCAGCAGCGCCGGGCTGGCCGCTCCGTTGCCCTGGGTGGAGAGGATATTGATCAGCACCTCCCCGGGGGCCGGGCTGGAGACCGCTGCATCTTTCACCAGCTCGCTCGCGCTCAGCGCCTGGTAGCGATACCAGGCGGAGCCGCCAGCAGTGGAGCTGCCCATGATGCGCTCGATCACGCGCACGCGCAGCGCATCATCCGCTTCGTCGGTCAGCCGGGTGACGCCATAGAACGCGGCCAGGTTGTCCAGATCGCCGCCGCCGGCATAACGCAGCAGCGTCGCCTGGAGGGCATCGTTCACGCGCTGGCGCAGGATCAGCTCGCGCGCCGCGGCAACCTCCAGGATCTTCACGCCTGGATCCGACTCAAGGATCTCCGTGTAGGACGGGTCGCGCTCCTGCAGATCGGCGATCATCTCAGCCAGGATCGACTCGAAGTCGAGCGGCTCGATGATCTCCGGCGCGGGGATAGAGCTGAAGTCGATCGTGGCCATCAGATCACCAGGCCTTCAATGGCGACCCGCTGGCCGTTGATCAGATAGTAGCCAACCAGGCTGAGCTCGATCTGCCCTGCAGCGGAAACGTTCTCGACCTTGACCTGCTCCAACCTCAAGCGCGGCTCCCAGCGGTCCAGTGCCTCGGCTGTGGCGGCCACCATCTCAGACACCAGGCTGGCGTTCATCGGCCTGTCCACCAGCCTCGGCAGCCGGCTGCCGTAGTCGCGCCGATGCACGCGCGTGCCGATCGGTGTGGTGAGGATGTCCTCGATCGACTGACGCAGGTGGTCAAACCCACCCAGCGGGGCGCCTGTCGTGCGACTCATGCCAGCTGCCATCAGTTCGCCTCCACGTTGGGGCTGCCGCCCTGCAGCGTCGCGCCGCAGGCGGTGGTGTCTCCTACTCTCGCAACCTTTCGCCCATTGGCGAACGTGTCGGGGCTGCCTGAGGCAATCGGGTTCGGCCCGTGGATCGGGCAGTCGTAGGTGTCGCCGATGCGCGCCACCTTCAGGCCATTGGCGAACGTGTCGGGGCTGCCGCTGCTGACAGCGCCGCCATGGCTACCCGGGTCGCCGATGCGGATCACCTTGGCCATGGCGTCAAGGGTTCAGGTGGATCGGGCCGCCGCCGATCGTCGTTTGGCTGGCGGTCACCTGCACCGTGTTGGCCTTCACCAGCACGGTGCCGCTGCTGCCTGTTGCGTCGATCGTCAGCTTGTGCGTCTGGCGGTCGTACTCCACCACCGTGCCGTCCTGGAATGTGCGGCGCTGCAGGCCGGCTCGATCGCCGTTGGCGTTGCCGTTGCTGAACAGGCCAGGGATGGCGACGCCGGCGCCGAGCTCGCCCGACGGGGCCAGCACCATCACTACCTCGCCAACCTCAGGCGGGTCCCAGACTCGATCGTTGCCCGCGCGCGGCGTGAACCACGGCATCCAGTCGGTTGTGATCTCCCCGTCCTGGAGCTGCACGCGGATCGCCGGGAAGCCGGCCGTCGCGCCCGTGTAGTCGGCCTCGTGCACGGTGCCGTAGCGCGCCATGTTGCTCAGCCGCCTGGCATGGTCGGTGCTCTCTGCGGAGCCCACGCCAGCGGTCAGCTGATCGGAGCGGTTGACGCCGATCATCAGCCGGCGCTCTGCCAGAGGTAACGCACCACCGCCGGGATCTCGACGCCAGCGGGTACAGCCTCCAGCTGATCCTTGATCAGCAGCTCGGCGGCGAGCAGATGCACGCCATGGCGGATGCCGTGCGGTTCTGCATCGCGGATCGGCCGGCCGATGGTGGCCGCGGCCGCGGCCGTCGCCAAATCCAGGGCGCTGCGAAGCCGGGTGCGGTCAGGCTGTTCGATCTCCATGAAGCCAGCCAGGCTGTCCACGTTCAGCGGCAGATCAACGGCGCTGGGTGCATAGGCCTCGTTGACTGCAGTGGTCGCCGGGTCATCGGCCTTGAACTGGCCCTCGGTCGTGCGCGCGCGCTTGCGGGGGGTGGCCATCAGGTGAGCTCCTCGCCGTTGGCGATGATGGTGGCGTCAGCCACGGGGCAGGTCTCCCCAGTCTGGCCGTCGCAGGTGATGCGACCGCCAGGGTAGGCGCCGCTGCGCTCCAGCGGCTCGTCGGCGCAGACCACGTAGGGGTTCGGGGTTTCGCGGTACGGCTTGCGGTAGGTGACGGCATAGCGCAGCACCGTGGCGCCGGTGGCGAGGCTGCCATCGAAGTCGGGATCCTGCGAGCTGGTGTCCTGCAGCATCACCTCAGCCGACTCGAGGCCTGGGATCTCCCAGGACTGCATGGCGTCTTCCACCTGGTCGGCCATGACATCGAGATCGGCGTCGATGTCGTCGAAGCTCTGCGCGACGCAGACGATCGAGAGGATGCACTCGCGCTGCTCAAAGCCATTCCAATGCGATGGCGAGCGCTCGGTGTTGCGCTCAGTGTCGCGGGTGTGAACGACGATCGCCGGGAGCTCGGGCTCCTCGACGGGCATGAGTCGACCGGTGAAGACTCGCCCTTCAGCGGCAGTCTGGTTCAGCAGCCGGGTGCGAGCAGCCTCGCGGATGATGGCGCGCGGGTGAGTCATTGCTGCATCCCGAGGGCTTCCAGGAACTCGGCCGGGAGATTGCAGTCTTGCGCCTTTGTGAGCATCGCCGTGAGCGTGTCGGCATCAAGCAGCCCTTGACGGCGCAGCAGCAGCAGTGTGGTGCGGAGGTGTTTGGTCTCACCGCCTGCAGCTGCCAGCACCGCTGCAGGAAGCGATGCTGCAGTGATGGCATTACCGGCCAATGCGCGATCGTATGCCTGCTGCACTGCTGGTGATGTGAGCAGCCACAGGCCAAAGCCATCGAAGTTTGGCTCACGCGGTGGGCCGATGTATGCAAGCACAGCAGCGGCTACGTCTGCGGATAATGTGCCAACCGGCAGCACGAGCGGATCACGAGCGGGATCCCGGTCGTCGGTGATGATGATGCCGGTAGTGGTGTACTGAATCGCCATCACAGGAGAGCGGAGACCTTAAGGAAAATAAGAGCGCCACGAAGCGTAGTGGCGGTGGTTGTTACGGTCGTTGTAACGCCCGTCAAGTCAGGCCACGGATTAGTGAAGGTCTGTCCGGTCAGTGTTCTAACCCACGATGAGATAGATCCACCGGATGCAATGTCCGATAACGTGGCCGTGCCAATGATGGTGTTGAAGTATGTATTAGCTCCCAGCAAGTGCATCATTGTGATCGCTGCATCTGAGTTGAATGCACCCCAGTACAGCGTCCCGGCCGTGAGGTTAAATGCCGTGACTGTGCTTGGGACTACGGTTGCTGCAGTTCCAACTAATGTCCCAGTGCTTGCCAGTGGCAAGCCGGTAGGCAGACCCGATGCACTGCCATAAATCGCAAGTGCGAAGTTTGTGCCTGCAGTTGTTACGCGCGCTCCGAGATCAGATACGGTGATAGAGCGCTGCACCGTAAATGGATACAGGTAGATGGTGTTTGCTGTTGATGCCGTGCCTGGGCCGACCGTACCAGTTGCGGGTTGGATCCAGTTGTTGGGGTTGTAGACCTGAGGGACTGCCGCCGCCCCGATGTTGGCCCTGGCTTGCACCGCGTCCGACAGGTTCGCC